GGCCCAGCGGCGAAGAACGTTCCGACGGTGGCAGTGGTTCTCTACGGCGTGAAGGGAGACGCCCACCACATCGGCCTTCGAGTCCGCCTGGACCCGATGATCCTGACCATCGAGGGCAACCGTGGCTTCGCAGGTACAACCAACAACGGCGTGGCAGTCGACCTCGGCCCCCTGAACCGCAAAGACGTGCTCGGTTACTTCCTTCTCCGGAGCGCTTGATGGACAAGATGGGTCTGGTCGTCGCAGCGGTGGGTGTGGTTATCCTCATCATCGGGAACGCAGCGTATCCCGGCAGGGAGACCACAGTCGTCGGCTTGATCTTCCTCGTCATCGGACTCGCCGTCTGGGGCTGGTTCTCTCGCGCCAACCGTCGTGCTTCGCGTAGACCCTGAGCGCCTGACGCTCTGGTTCTGGCTGGCCGCATCGCTGGAGGTGCTGGTCGGCCTTCTGTGGCTCTCGGCCTGTCTGCGCATTCATCGGCTGGCCGAGTGGCATCACTTCTGGATCGGCCTTGCGCTCTGTGCAGGCGGTCTCGGGATGGCGGTGGCCAGGTCGGATATGCTCACCCACTACGCAGGCATCGTGCTCTACGTCCTCGGCCTCTGGATCAGCGCCGACGACGCTGGGCTCCACTGGCTCCAGTCGCGGGACTCGGAGTACAAACGCCTGGCTGCGAACTTCCGGCCCGGTACCCTCGGCGGTCTGGACGAGGAGTACAGCATCTGGCATCGGCTGGCACAGAAGGCAGGGCTCATCTGATGGCCGAGCAGAGCACCCTGGCCGCCGTGCCTGCGACGCTGCCCTTGGCGCCTGAGGGCCGAGAGGAGATCGTGGCCCTTACCGGGGCCGACCTCGAGCGTGCGCGCCAGACTTGCCGCTACAACCTGTACTTCCTCTCGAAGGCAGTGCTCGGCTACGGGGGTCTGACGCCCCACACGCATCGGCCGCTGTGTGAGTTCCTGGTCAGGTGTCGAGTGCCCAGGCGCATGATCCTCATGCCTCGTGGGTTCTTCAAGTCTACCATCGCGACCATCGCAGACTCGATCCGCCTCAGCCTGATCGATCCAGAGCACTGCAGGATCCTAATCGTCAACGAGCGCGCGGAGAACGCAGAGGGCTTCCTCAGCGTGATTAAGGGCCTCTGGGAGAAATGCGAGCCGCTGCGGCACCTGTTCCCGGAGTTGGTGCCTGAGCGCACGTCTGGCCCTGGCGTCAAGTGGGGAGGGTCCATCGCGACCCTGCGCAGGCATACGTCCTATCGGGAGGGGACGTACAACGCCATCGGCATCGGCGGTGCTGTGACCTCGCAGCACTTCTCGCACATGAAGCCTGACGATTTCGTCGGAGACGACGCAGATGTCTCGCAGGCTGTGCTGGAGAAGGCTAAGGCGTGGGCGGACAGGTGTGAGCCTCTGCTCACTCGTCTCGACGACCCGATTGACTGGATTGGCACTCGCAGAGGCATCGGCGACGGCTACCAGCATATCATCGAGACCACGCCGGGGATCAAGGTGTTCAGGCGTCCTGCGCTCGAAAACGGCGTCTCAATCTTCCCCGAGCGGTTTTCGACTGCGCGCTTGCTAAGCATGAAGGCCGAGAAAGCACAACTGTTCGCCGCGCACTACGAAAACGACCCGATCAGCGGCACCGCGCGCGACTGGGCAGACCAAACCATCGAGCCCTGGGCCTGGAACACGAAGGGGGAGATCGCGTTCCGACGGGAGGGTCGCTGGCGTGCGTGGCGGCGGGAGGATCTGTTCCGGTTCACCCTGATCGACCCGAACTCCGGTCGGAAGACTGCGCTGGACAAGGCCGGGGTGGTGACGGTTGGGCAGTCGCCTGACGACGAGCTGATCTTCCTGGAATCCAAAAGCGACCGCTGGAACCCGGATCAGCTGATCGAAGAGGCTTTCGAGCAGGCCTGTCGGTGGCAGGTGCATGTCGTCGGGCATGAGGAGGCTGGTCAGCAGAACATCGACTTCCACTTCCGGAAGCTCATGCGGAAGCGTGGGAGGTTCTTCCGTCTGCAGGCCCTCAAGCACCGGAACCAGGACAAAGAGTACCGAATTCGCACTGCGTTCGACACGCCCTTGCGAGAGGGGAAGGTCATTGTGCCGGAGAGGCTCAGGGACCTGCGCTACGCTCTGCGGAACTTCCCGGACCTGCGTCACGGCGAGTGGGACGAGCTAGACCCTGCGGCCTACTTCCCTCAGGTCGGGCGACGCGGCCTGGCCGAGGCAGAGGCCACGGCGACCAAGGCTGTCCACGAGCGCATCCTCGCGGCTCGGGGTCAGACCGGCTACGGCACCTGAGACCTCATGGGCAAATGGGAATGGGTGGGACTTGCAGGCGGCCTGATGGCGATAGGCGCTGGTGTCCTGGAGATCATCCGCCGCGTCTGGTTTGCTCCCCTCGATGTAAAGTTTCAGCGGCTCGACGACTGGCGCGAGAACCACGATGAAAAGGTCGTACCAGGCATTATCTCCGACTTCGAGGGCAGCCTTAACGGCTATGGCAAGCGAGTCGAGGAGATCAACTCCTCATGCACTTCTAACACCACAGATATTCGCGCAATCGAGAAGCAACTCACGGAGGTACGTGGGCGCCTCGAAGTCGCGGCAAGTGAGCGCGGCCGGCTCGTCGGAGACGTCAACGACGCGAAGGCCGTTGCTAATGCTGCTGCTATTGAGTCTCGCGGGAATATCCAGGCTCTGGTGGCACAGGTCAATCGGCTAGAAGGCGCGTTTGAGGAGGTTCGCAGGATGGCTTTTGAGCGGAGAGGTAGCACATGAGCGCGATTCGCGTGATGTTGGCGAGGCTGGTGGCCTCTGGGGTAGGCGCGTTCTGTGCTTGGCTGACGGCCAAGTACGGCTTCAACATCGACGCAGAAACCCAAGGGCACATCACGTCGGCGGCAGTGGGCCTCCTGCTCGCGGCTGCGATGATCCCCTACGGGGTGGTCCACAAGCTTCTCGACCGCTGGCTGAACCCAGGAGACGCTGCGTCTGCCACGCTTGCCGGTGTCGAGGCCGGGGCGCATGAGCAGATCAAGGCGACGGGGACCAGCGGGTTCGCCGGCGGGAAAGCCTACGGGGGCGCAGTTGTGGACCCTGCCAGGCCGTATGACCCCACAGGGACCACGCTCGGTCCGCCTGCGGCCACCATCCGAGCCAACGACCCGCGCGGGGGCGCGTTGTGAGACGCCAGCCGCAGATGTTGCACGCTGCAACAACTGGAGCCCGCCCGTGATCGACCAGAGTCGAGTCCATCCTGTTCAGCTCAGGCGCCTGCTGGAGTATCTCCTCGAGGAACTCCGCCAGGCGAAGGCCGAGCGCCGGGAGCTGGAGGAGGCATGGAAGGAATACAGCCTCGCGTACCGGGCTAGGCCGGAGAAGAAGGTCAAGACCTTCCCGTTCTCTGGCGCCTCGAACCTCGTCATCCCAGTTATCGCCACCGACGTGGAGACGATGTTCGCGCGCCTGATGGGCATCTTCTTCGCGCCGGCGAATCTCTGGTCAGTGAAGGCGTGGCAGCCCGAGATGGCCGATGTGGCTCCGCGCATTCAGGAATTCCTCCAGTGGGCCCAGGAGAACGAGCTGAACCTCGAAGGCCCTTTCGGGGACTTCATGCTGGAGATGGTCAAGCTGGGCACTGGGGTGCTCAAGCAGCGCTACACGCGCGACCAGCGGAAGGTGTACGAGTGGAGGGAGCTGGACAACGGTCAGGTCTACGAGGCGTTCCAGACCCTGCTGCTCAAGGACCAGCCAACCGTCCACCATGTGCCGCTGTGGAAGTTCTGGGTTCCGGCCGGGGCAGGTGACCTGCAGTCCGCACCCTGGTGTGGGGAGTTGATTGACCTCAGCTGGTCGCAGTATATGCAGCGCGTGGCGATGGGGGTGTACCAGGGAGTGGACCGGATCGGTCCCTGGTACGCCACCTACCGGGGCAGCGACTACGAGCAGCAGGCGCAACGGCTGGATCGTTTCAGCCCGGCCTTCGGGAAGAAGCTGGAGCTGTACGAGTTCTGGCTCGACTTCGACATCGACGGCGACATGCAGACCGAGGCCCTGGTCTGCACCCTGCACCCGGACTCGCAGAGCTACGTCCGCCTCGACTTCAACCCCTTCTTCAACCAGGACAAGCCCTACTCGGCTGCGCGGTTCATGCGGCAGGAGGGCCGGTTCTACGGAATCGGCTTCTGCGAGATGCTGCATCAGTTCCAGATCGAGGTCTCGACGATGCACAACCAGCGCATCGACAACAACACGATCTTGAACACAGTGCAGTACAAGACCACTGCGGAGTCTGGGATCAAGGTCGATGAGCCTGTGTACCCAGGTAAGATCTGGAAGCTCCAGAACATCGACGACCTCCAGCCGTTTAACGCGGGCATCAAGGCCGACACGACGATCCCTGCGGAGCAGGCCGCGATGGAGTACGCGGGCAGGCGGACGGGAATCTCGGACTGGGTTCTGGGCCAGTCGAGCCCTGCGACCGGCTACAGCACCGCGTATACCACGCAGCAGATGCTCCAGCAGGCGGGGCGTCGCACTGACCAGGTGGTCCGGGAGATTCGGCTGGCGGCTGCTGAGACCGGGATGCGGGTGCTGGAGCTCTACCAGCAATTCAACCCGCGAGGCAAGGAATTCGCCCTCGGTCAGGCTGATGGGCAGATTGTGGGCCAGGTTCTGCGCTTCCCGATTGACCTGATCCGTCGGGGTCTGAAGGTCAGCGTGACGGCTACGGACGCAGCCTCCAGCAAGGAAGCGAAGATCCGCACTGACACGATCATCATGCAGCAGCTCCTGCAGTTCTACCAGCAGTACATGACCGGTCTGAGCTACGTGGTGTCCCCTGTCGTCCCGCTTCCGCTCAAGCAGGCTGCAATGGCTATGATCGAGGGCGCCTCGACCCTCATGCGTCGGATCCTGGACAACTACGACGTGCAGGACGCCGAGAGACTCATCCCCCACCTGAACCAAGCGGTGCAGAATGGACAGCAGCAACTCGCTCAGCTCGCCGCTCTCCAGGGCGCCAACGGAGGAGGAGCGAGCCCTGTTGCGGCAGCTGGCGGACCAACCGGGATGGCCGGTGTTCCAGGCGATGCTAGCGGAAATGGTGCAGGCGCGCCTTCGGGTATGCCTCAACTCACAGGCATCGCTTGATGAGATTCGTGTGGCACAGGGTGGCGCGGCTACCCTTGATGTGGTTCGCAGGCTTGTGACTCAGACACTCCAAACCCCAACGAGGATCTCAGCATGACGTATCCGGGAGGACAACTCTACCCACCGCAGCCGGGCAACGGGCAGGCTCAGCCTGTAGCTCCGGCACCTGCACAGGTCCAG